GACTGAAGACGCTAATCTTGAATAATCGTGATGACTTCCAGTATATGCTGCAGCAATCTCGTAAACCAATTTATCTAACTCTTTGGTTGTAATAACACCCTCTGTTGGTACTGAGGTAATAACTTTAATGAATACTTCATCAGCATTAACTGTTAATCCTCTTGCTGCTCTTTTAACTCTATTGTATATTTTTTGAGGGTTAAACGAAACTTCGTCCCCATCTCTTTTTTTTATCTTTAATGACATCATATTAAAAATCCTCCGTAAATGTTAATGATTCACCTAACTTGGCCTTTTGATACTCCATAGTTCTTGATTCAAAAAAGTTTCCTTTTGTTTCAACAGCTATCTGTTCCATAAATTTGAATGGTTGTTCAACATTAAATTGTTTTTTACAACCAAACTTAACTAATAAACCATCAGTAACAAACTCAAGGTATTGCTTCATTAAGTTTGAATTCATACCAATTAACGATACTGGAATAGATTCTGTAATAAATTCTTTTTCAATTTCCAAAGCGGATAATAAGATTTCTCTAATTCTCTTCTCACTTGGTTTATTCTCAACATGATTATTAATTAAATGGATTGCAAAATCACAATGTAAATTTTCATCTTTAAAGATAAGTGAGTTAGCATTACATAACCCTTGCATTATCCCTCTTGATTTCAACCAAAAGATTGAACAGAATGAACCTGAGAAGAAGATACCTTCAACCGCAGCAAACGCCACCAATCTCTCTTGGAATGTTGAATTTTCAATCCAATCCAAAGCCCATTTGGCTTTCTTTTGAACCGCAGGTAATTTATCAATAGCATGAAAACATTCATCTTTTTCGTCTGCGTCTGAAATATAAGTGTCAATCAATAATGAATACATTAAAGAGTGAATATTCTCCGCCATAAGTTGGAACCCGTAGAAGAATTTGGCTTCAGGGTATTGAACTTCTTTTAAGAAATTTTCTGCAAGGTTTTCGTTAACAATTCCGTCAGATGCTGCAAAAAATGACAATACATTCTTCACAAAGAATCTTTCATTATCTGTTAAATTTTCCCAATCTCTAATATCATTAGATAAATCAACTTCCTCTGCAGTCCAAAATGCCGCTTGATGTTGTTGGTAAAATTCCCATATATCGTTGTGTTCAATAGGGAAAATCACAAATCTATTCGGATTTTCTTTTAATATTTTTTCTTCCATTTTTTTAATTTTGTTTTAATTGTTCTTCTTTTTGTTTTCTTTTTTCCATTAACTCCTTAACCCTATCTCTTTTTCTTTCCTCTTGTTGTTCTCCAAACCCTAAGAATGTTACTGAACTTTCAGTATCAATTTCTAATAACTCATTGTTGAATTTACAATTTTCAAAAACTACACCGTCTTTACCAAGACGAGATTTTGTTATAGCGATTGTCGCCAAATTCATTTCTTTTTGTTGAAGGGTTTTTGCAATGGAGATAATTACGTGACCAACCTGAGCCTTTTTAATTGACCCACCCATTTGGTCGGTCGTCACTACTTCAGCTGAAATTGAAGACCTATTACCTTGTGTTGCGGTCCATCCTACTAAATCTAGTTCATGACACATTGCTTCAAATCCTCTCATTACAGAACCTTCCGCTTTCCATTCGTCTTTACTTGATGATTCAGGTAATATACAATCAATATAATCTAACATAATTAAATCAATCTTTGTTCCATCGGCAATAATTTTTCTAACTTGATTTTTGATTTGATTCATAGTCATAGTATCAGAAGCTAATTTTTTCAGAATTAACTCATTTTTCATCGTCTCTTTAATTTCAGTTATTTTAGACATCACCTCTTCTTTATTTTTAACCAAATTATCCGGCTCAATCCCTGTCCAAAGTGTGAAGTGTTTTCTTTGAATAATTTTAGGGTTGTCTTCAAAAAATATTTGAAGTACATTATACCCTAAATTGAATGCTGTGTTTGCAATTTTGGTTAAAATTGTTGTCTTACCAACCCCTGTTGGTGCCAAGATAACACCAATTTCACCTTTAGCCAAACCACCCTTAAGTAATCTATCAATACCCGCAATTCCCATAGGGATTGGGTGTCTGTAATCTTCATCTAATACGGTATCTAAGTTATCAAAGATGTCTGTCTGTCCTTTTTCAATTTCACCGACTTGTAATGCATTTCTTACTAACCCCTCAACTTTATCGTATGATTCAAAATCACCTTCTGTAATAATTTTTTGAGCTTTATCCATTGCTTTCTGAAGTTCTTGTTGTTTACAAAACTTCAAAGCTTTCTCTTGAACAAATGTTGTACCCTCAAATGGAGCATCACTTACCTGTTTTAGGGTGTCTAAAACCACTTTTGCTACTATTTCTTGACTAATTTCAGATTTAACAATTTGGTCAAGAGTTTCAAAATTAGGTGTAGATTGGTACTTTATGTAATATTCTTTAATCATTTGTAAAATGATTTTAAAGTACTTATTGTCAAAGTACGATGATTCAATTACTTCCATAATAGAAGATGAAAAATCTTTATCTACCACTATTTGATTTAGTAATTGTAGTTGAAATGTGTTCCCTAAATAATCAAAATTTTTGTTCATAAATTGTTTTAATGTTTAACTGTGTATTAATTAAATAGCTACTTACTTAGGTCAAATTCCAAATAATTGTAACTTAATTTATGATTTGAAAAAATGTCAGTTAATTCACGAAGTACCTCTTTTAAAAGTGGTCGTACATCAACTGTATAACGAACTTTTGGTGGATAAAATTTTCCATCAAAAACTCTATGACAAATTGTCTGTTCCCCAAGTTTAACATAAATGTTAAAATCTTCAGGACCATCTGTATAAGATGTGTTCATAATTGATTGGTCGTGGACAATCGCTTCTTTATTGTCCATCATGTAAATTACGGTTTTCATTTTTAACGCGTGTTGAAGCTCATCTTTTAGATTTAAAATAAAATCATATAAATCAGTAGAGCTTTTTGCCTTTGGGTTATACCCTCGGACATTAAAAAATCTTTGAACTACGATGTTTTCATTTAGAGTCAAAAGGAATTCCATTTTTGTACTGTCTTGTTCTCTCATGTTTGTTTAATTTTTGTTTGTGTTTCTTTTTTCTTTTCTAGTTAATTTCATAAATGGTCGGAGGAAGTTTACCCAAGCTTCGTCGTTTTTTGGAAGATACTTAAAGAGACCATCTTCCATCATAAGTCTCATTAAGTTTTTGTATCCTCTTTCTGAGGGGTCTATGGTATCTGTATAAATTTGTTCAACAAGTTCTTTACCTTCATCAGTAATAAGTGGTGTTCCAAGGTCCACAATCTTTTTATTCATCTTATAGAACTCTTCTCCAAGTATACCATTTTTTGTTTTACCAATCAAAATATTCTCTAATGATTTGGGTTTTTTCTTTTGCTCGTTATTTCGGGCACTTTCCAATAGAATGTCCATATTAACGGGCATTTTTTGAATATCGGGAAATAACTTAACCAAAGTTTTTTCCCCTAAACCTTCAATACCATCAATATTATCAGATGAATCACCGGCAAAAATTTTACAAGTCAACACATTATAATGAGGTATTTCAACTTTATTTATGGTGACCATATCACCTTGTTTAAAGTATCGTTTTAAGTTTGGTGAGTAAACGGACACTTTACCCGAAATAAGTTGTGTAAGGTCTTTATCTGACGAAAAAATAGTAATATCCTCATCAATAGCTATCTGACAGTAATAAGCAATTAAGTCATCCGCTTCGTTATTAATCATCTCAACTTGTCTAACAAAGACCTCTTCAAGATATTCTTTAATACGAGCATTTTGTGTAAGATATGATTCAAGTTTATACTCGTTCATATCATTTTTTCTTTTTCCTTTATATTGAGGATATAGTCCTTTCCGAACGGACGAACTATGTTCGGCATCCCAGAACACAACTACCTTATCGTAGTTATGCTCTTCAAGGAATTTCCGAATTGTATTGATGAAGTGGTAAATGGCACCTAAGTGACTTCCGTCACTATAAAGGTCTTTTACTCCGTGGAATCCAATCTTCATTAAGTTGGAACCGTCTATTGCTAATGTTTTAATCACAGTTGTGATTTAAAGGGTGAATAAATTACTAATTGTCTTCTTTTTCTTCTTTTAGGTCAAAATCACCATCTGTTCCGATGATTCCTTTCCAATAATCTGCGTATTCTTTTTTGTATTTTTCCAATGAAGTTTTCTCTTCAGCAGCATCTTTACCTCCAATAAATCCGTGTGGTGTGACGATTATTTTTCCATCATCATACCCTAACCCATTAATATGGTTTTTCATAACAGACACTTTTGTCCTTGATGCAAACTTAATTGTTCTTTTATCTTTAGTTGCTGTAATTTTAGTTGTACCAGCTCCTTTTTGATTTCCATATAAAAAAACTAATGATGAGTTTAACCAAATCGCTTCACCACCTTTAGCTTTAATTTTTGGTTGTCCAAAAGGATTATCAGGTAATTCAACCCATGGTTGATTTACAATGATTAAAGTGTTTTCATATTTTGAATCAGATTTACGAGAACCTGAAATTCTTTGATTGATACCCATACCAATCTTATCGGCTAATGTTGAAGCGTTGTGTTGTTTCCCACCTTTACCTTCAAAAGTCATTTTACAAGGAACAGAACCAACTGAATCCCACATAAAACATAAACTATAATCTAAATTACCTTTTTCTTGTTCATCTAACAAATTATTAATATAATCGGTTATTTGTTCAATATAACTAAAATTATTATTAAAAATATAAAATCCGTCCCAATCAAGTTCACCTGTTTCTTCATCAACAACTTCCTCACAATCAAAGCCCATAAGTTTTGCGTGTTCAAACGACCATTTTTGTTCTGTGATAATAAACACAGGAAGAATACCTTTCTTTTGGGCATCCACCGCAGTTTTAACCAAAGCAGTTGTTTTACCTGTATCTGAGTGACCTAAAAACATATTTAAATGTCCTATAGCAGGACCAGGTAATCCAACAGCATCCAAAAAATCAGGACCTAAATCAAAAAATCTTTGAGGTTTATATTTTGCGGATGTTGAGAATTTGTCTTTAATAGACTTAAAATCAGTTTTCTTGATTGCCATTTTCTATTCTTTTAATGTTAGGTAATTTACTTGTTTTATTTCTATTATAGAAAGTATTGTCTTCTTCGTAAAGAACACCAATTTCTTCTTCATGAAGGGTTATCAATCTAAGACCTAATTCCCCATCTTCTGATTCTTCTTTCAACATAGCAAACAAAACTGTTTCACCAATCTGTTTAGCCCTACCTGAAAAGTATCCTTTATCTTTTAGTTGACTTAAGATTTCATAAGACAACATTTTATTATCCCTTAATTGTAGGTCAATTTCTTCTTTAAATGTCATGTGATAGAATTAACATGTATGGTACCATACAAGATACCATACATGATTTTTTTTTATTTTAGAATGGAAGGTCTTCGTCAACCTCATCATTTGCTTGTGGGTCAACAGGTTTTGAGTCATTTGATTTTTTACCACCAAAAGATTCTGTTTCAACAGAACTATCTCCGTAAACGTATCCACCTTTTTCTGAATCCCATTTTGGTGTTTCTCCACGAGATATCGCCTCAAGGTATTCAACAGGTTTTTTAGAATAAACATCTAACCAAGTTAACTCATCTTCAATCCAAGCCTTTGCTTGTGCCGTATCTTCGTGAACAGGTGCTGGGTCATCATACATAATTGTTGATACCGCAGTATATTCTTTACCATTTGGTGCTTTTGATTTGTTTAATTCAATGATTAAATCACGACCTTTTTCAGAGTCAGTAATATCACCTTTATTTCTCCAAATCGGAATAATCTTGTCTAAGATACCATCGTTTTTGTAGTTGTGTTTGAATCTCCAAAATTTTGGTCCGTCTTCTTCTTTATCTCTATCTATAACTTTTACAATATAGAATTTACGAGAACGATATTGAGCCGCTAATTGTTTGTCAGACTCTTTACCTGTTGCAATTAATTCTTCGTAAACCTCATTCAATGGTGAACGCTCGTTGTCGTTTTTTCCTGGGTCGTAGAATTTTTGCCATTGACCACCAACTTGGATTTCGTGGTACCATGCTTCTTTGAACGGTGAAGAACCGTCTGTTGTAGGAAGAATTCTTACTCTTCTCTGTCCTGATTTCTCTTTATCTAATAAGATTAAAGCGAAATACTTTTTCATTCTTTCGTCTTGCGACATTTTACTTTGGGCTCCGCCCGCAGATTGTTGTGATTTTTCGTACTGTGCCAATACGGCGTCTAATGAACTCATGTTTTTTTAATTTTAAGTGATTATCTATCTGATATAAATATAGGTTATAATGTGACTTTAGTCAAATGAAAAAGGTGTCTCTCGACACCTTTATTTTATCTAAACGATGTTTTGTAATTATCGTTACTTGGTGTTCCTCCTGGTTGAAAAGAACTTTTAATATCTGAAGAATTAATGTCTGTTACATCATCTGTTGTTAAAACATAATCATTTTTTCCCGTCTTTTCCATCTCTTCCGATTTATCATCAAAAAATTGTGATAGTTTTTGATTGAATGGGTAAGAATCGTATGTTCTTAATTCTAATTTTTCTTGTGGAGTTTTTTCTCTATACTTTTCAATCTTAGCTTCAAGGCTATTTAATTTGTTCATTATATTATCCATTTCTCCAAGTCTTGATTGTAAATTATCCAACTGACCGAATAAGTTATTAAAATATTCTTCTTGTTTTGTTTCAATATTTTTTTGAGAATCCACTAATTCTGTTATATCAAGTTCTTCAGAATCTTCACTTCCTGTATCAGAACTCTCATCAGGATTTCCATCATCGTCAAGTTTTTCAATATCAGGGTCATTTGCAATATCAATTGGTTGGCCTGCTTCCGGTGCTGGTGGTGGTACCGCTCCTGCGTCTGAAGGTGGTGGTGGAGCTCCTGCCCCTGCATCTCCAGGTGCTGGTGCCAATGGACCTAAATCTTCAGGAGGTAGTGCTTCATCCGCAGCCTGTTCTGTAATGTATTGATTAATACTTTTATATCTTTCAATTTCACTTAATATTTTTTTATCTATCATTGTGTTATCCGTTTAATAATTGTTTAATTCCTCCTGCTGTCTCAACTCTAACTTTTCTGTTAATTGTTGTTTGATGACCCGCTCTCTCAATAAGACCATCTCTTTCTCTGATTGTATAACAATCTCCTGTGTCTAAATCACAAACTTGTTGTGTTCCGTCACCGTTATCTGTTTGAGAAACTCTTGTTGATTTCCCAAGATAGTTGTCTAATGCTGATTTTATGTTCATAAAATTGTTTTTATTATAAATATGTTGTTATGTTATAAAGTGAATGGTGGACTATAAACGATTTGTTCTAAGACTTTACCTCCGATTGGCGCAGTAAATCCATAAGGTTTATACGATATTTTTAATTTAAACACACCTAAACTATTAACCGTATATTCATATGTTTGACTATCGACATTTAATCTACCAGAATATGGCGCTATTTGATTATTAGAATTAAGAATTGCCCTATCATTATACCAACTATCCTTAAAGTCAGGAGAGTTAAACCTGAATGTAATATAACCACCGGCGGGTTTTTTAATATTAAAATATTCTAATCCCATTCCTTGTATATCAGGACTTTCCCCAACTAAAGTTATTGACAATTGTTTTTCTGGAAAAGTAGTACCACTAGTTGTTACAGGTGGTGGTGGTGTTGCAACCACAGGGTCACCCTCTTTAATATCTGTTTGGAATATATTAAAATTATAATTTAAAATTACATCGTTTGGATTTTTAACTTTATCATCAGGTCTTACATATAATTCAATTTGAGTATAAGCTCTAATATTTTTTTCATCTAAATCATCTATACCTACCACCTCAATCATTTGTTGTTTTGAAATTGAAAATTCTTGTTGGTCGGTAGAAACATATCCATTAAAATGTTGCCCATAACTATTTTCAAATGTGTCTTCAATGTATTTGTTATTTGGTCCTGGTACTACATCCACGATTTTAGATGAATAATCATTTTGAGTGTCTATTTTCCAAGCACCGGCATCAGGATTTACCCTAACAGTTAATTGAGTTGTACTACCTCTAGCGTCTTTAGAATCAGTAACAACAATTAATGGTGTTGGTCCTGTGTTTTGTGGATTTGTATTCACCCCCGGCGCAACATTCGTTACAGTTGTTGCGGTTGTTGCTGTCGTACTTGTTGTTGACGGAGTGTTTGCCGCTTCTGGATTTGTAATTGAACCTGGTGATGTCATAGAAGTTCCACTTAATGATGGGTTATAGTTAAATAAAGTTCCTCCTGAAAATGAACCATAATCCGTTGTAATACCAATTTGGGTATAAATGTTAACATCTCCCGTGAAAATTTTAGGAACTACAAATCTCACCAAAGTATCATTAACAATAGTTACACTACTAAATGGTACCAATACATTAGCAATCTTAACTTCTTTAGTTGTTATTAAATTTCTACCATTAACTTGGAGAACCGTTCCTGTATATCCTGATAATGGTGCAATTGTTGTATACACCGGTGGAGGACAAGTTTTACCCGCCAACGCTGGAAGTGGTGTTGGTGTTGGTGTAACACCAGGAGTTTTTCCTTTTTCCTCTGTCTTCTTAATTGTCAATTTAAGGTCTTTAGAATCTGCAACTGTTGATAATCCAACTTTAACCGCAGAATTTAACGCATTGTATAACGTATCTTTAGTTTCTTTAAATTCACCAATATGTGAGTTATAATAATCTTCTGAAACATTATCTATAGGCCAATGACAAACATACCATTTTGCAAGACCCATTTCTAATATTTGTGGAACTCTTTCCGATAATCTTCCAATCATAAATCTAATATAAGAGTCAATTGTATCAAAATGTGCTAGTGGTTGAGAGGTACTTGATGATGCATTTGTTTTAACTTTTACACAACTATAATTTCTTTGTATTAATGTGTTTTGACCTCCCCAATCCTTGCTTAACGAAATTAATCCAAAGTTATTATCCCACCCATTAAATGACTTATCTTGGAATGTGCTAATATATGATAAAGAATAAATAATAATTTGAAGTTCTTGACTGTTTGGTACAAGTTTAATTAATGCGTCTGCAAATGTTTTTGGTTGTATTGGGGTTAATACGCCTGCAACACTTTGGTATCCAGCGGCAAATGAACTATTAAGATTAGAAACACAAGCGTTTGTTGTATCTAAAGTATTGTCCGCCTTTTGTGGTACTTGAGTACTCTTAATCGCATTTGTGGTACCACTAATAGTTACACTATCTTTATTAATTTTTAAAATTTCTTCAAGTTTAGTCAAAAGATTTTGATTAATACTTTGTAAGAAAGTATCAATCGCAGGTAAATCAAATACCCCTTGTCTAATACCTGTAAAAGTTGTTTGGAAGTTACCCGATTGAATACTATGGTCAACAGATTGAATCATATAAGGTCCATTAAACATTGGAACATGTCTAAGATTAAAGTACATTGTTGGTTGTATCAACGCATTACCTAATGACACAACAGTACATTTATAACTTCTATTTTTATAAAGATTGTATAAACTAACATTTTGAGTAGCACTTTGTCTTCCTGACGCTTGGTCAACCATATTCAATTGAGTATTAATTGATTCTGAAGTTGCCACTCCATTATCTTGAGATACACTAAATGAATAAAATATATTTTGATTACTAATCCCAATATCTACGGTAAATCCCACACACTTATTAGAAACAGCCCAATCTGTTTTACCTTGTAAATTTTCAAGTAAAGGATTTTCAGAGGCTCTTCTCATCTCAAACGCATCATCTCTAAATTTAAAATTACCTTTAGGTAAATCTAAATATTGTGATGGTTTACCCGCATAAAAACAAACCATTTTAGGACCTGATTTTCTATAATCAACATCCAAGAAAGTCCCCCATAAACTATCTGCAAATGCTAAAGACCCTCCACTACCTAATGGTGTTTTAATCCCGTCAGCATCTTGTACATTATAAAAATTAACATACGCGGGCAGGTTCATTACATTAAAATTATTCTTAATAAGAATACCACTAATGAACGTATAAACACTCATAGCATTATTTAAAGAATACTCACCTTCTTTTCCCCCAACACCAAACATATATTTCAAATCAAAGATATCAATTAAAAGAGTGTCCCCAATATTTCTTGATGCCCTATCTAAAAACATTATATCTTCAAATAAAGTTTTGGTTGTATAGTCACCACCTGATATCCATTTGTCATTTAACGCCTTAAAAACTTCATAATTCTCAACTTTACTTTGGTCTCCACTTATAACACTTTGTACTGTTCTTTCAGGTACTTGTTGTTGATTAGGTAATATTGCGTTTAACCCAGATAATAAACCATTTAAAAAGTTACCTTGTAAAGTAGATTCTAAATCCAAATATTTTTTTAACTCATTTTTAAATTGAGCAACGGCAATTGTTGGCGATTTTAATTTTTGAGTAGCATACATTTTAATTATTGGTGCCAATAATATTACATTCTGTGCGGTAAACTCTATGTTATTATCAATAAAAAAGTCGGTAATATACGAACCATTAGAACTATAAAAAACATTCTCTATTGTTGAAAACCCTACCTGTGTTTGTAACTCAAACCATGCTGTCGGGTTATTAATTTGTGATTGTTGTAATGTTATTCCACCGACACTAGACGGTAAACTATTTTTAACATATGAATTAAATGTTATAGGGTCCGCAACTTCAATTTGTCCATTAAATGATAAATAAGAATTAAGAATTCTTCGGTTATAATTTGACGGATTACCATATCTAATAAGAATATCATATTGCATAAAATTAGTAATACTATTACTAAAGACATCATATTGTTTAGTAGTAACATTATTAAAATAATCTGATTCTAACTCACTTGTGGTTTTGGCAGGAACTTCCATTAATGTTTTAAATAACGCTTGGAAGTTTCTAAACGATGAATTAAGATTAATAGGGCTTTGATTAAAAGTCACAATCTCTTTACTCAAATTAATGTCAGTATCAGGTTTACACCAATTTAAAAATTCTTCTTCAAAAGAATCCAATATTTTTTTATCAAAAACCGAAAATATTTCTTCAATCTTTGAGTAATTGTTATCAGTTAAAAATTGTACTGGTGATTGGTCGCTCCCTGTTGTTATGTTATTAATATATGAATATGGGTCAGGATATGCAATTTGATTATTATCATAATACCCAAAATTAGTTGCCGGCCATAAACATCTAACAGAACCATTATAAACACTAGTATTGTTTGTAAGATTAACTTTAGTTCCTGGTGATGTAGTTTCACCCGTCATACAAGTATCAATAGTTTGGTTAAATGATGTTCCAAATGATGGAACAACATAATAAGTTGCACCTTTAGTATTATTTGTTGGGTCGCAATCTTCATCATCTTCAGGTACATTATTTGGTAACATTACAGACCATGTTATTAATCTTAAATTTTTACCATTTTGTTTACCATTATTGATATTTGAACCTAAAAAATTATACATTTTTAATCCATCATTAACACTTTGTTGTATTTCACTATTTGTATAACCCGTATACAAATCATATCCATTATAAAAGAAATTAAAATCGTTAATTAATTTTGGATAAAATCCAACTTGCATATCAACATCTATAGATGTTTCACTTTGTAAAACAACATTTCTATTAACACCATTGTATTTAAATTTATATTCTACTGACGTACTTGTTGTACCTGTAATTATCGCCCCTGTTGTAGTGGTCCCTGTTGTAGTACCCGTTGTTACCGGAACTATCGGATTATAATTTTTGGAATAATCAAAATTTTTCCAAGCAGTTTTTAATATATCAGTACCTGTTTGTTTGTACGTTTTATATCTATACCATATTGACCCGTATTTTAATATCCAAGCATACGGTATTTTATGTATTGCACCAAACTTTTTAAAACAAGATGATATGTAATCTAATTCAGTTACAGTATTATTATCTGATACTGATTTATATTTTTCTCTTAAAGTTGCTAATGGTAATGAATTAATGAATAAATACGCGGCTTGAGTATATGGATAAGTGTTACCTGAAATTCTTGAATTATCTACACCGTTTTGAATAGCGTTAACAAAATACGGAGTATTCAACATGGACGTTGTTGTTCTTGGACTTAATATTCCTGTTGGAGTGGCTCCATAAACATATCCTTCAGTTGCAATAAAATCGTCAGACTCCCTTGTATCATAAAAACCGGATAACCCTAAACCAAATAACATTGATGAAAGTGCAAGAATTGTAGGATTTTGACCTAATAAATATGAAAAGTTTGTTACAGGTCTATTATTTTTAAAGTCAAAAACATTATTAAAATTTGCAATAATTTTTCTTGGTTCAAATATCATCAAACTTTTTTTAGTTCCATATACTTGATTACCCGTAGAGCTCGCCCCTTGATTTAAATTGTTTGCACACCATGTTTGGTCTGTGTATGGTATTGTATCAACAATCATTGGGTCGTTAGGCGCATTGTCTATTAACTTTTTAAGTCCTTCTGATTTTGTTGTTGTCTGTGGAATTTTACCAATATCTTCAACACCTAATATACTGAAAGAATCTTCAGTAATAGTTTTAAGATATGGTGTAACAAAGAAATCTCTAACATAATCTTGGTATGCTCGGCCTGTTCCCATATTTGAGATATTCTTTAAGAAATCCGGATAGGAAGCCGCGTTTAACCCATAATTTTTTAATGTAAATGTAATATAAGGAGAACTTAATCCTAAACCATTTTTAACATTACTAATTTCCGCCTCAACATTAAGTTTAATTAAATCTTGAATTTGATTTAAATTAGCCCTTACAAATCCTGAATAATGAGCAGTCAAAAATTGTCTTTCCCATATCTCATAGAAAAATTTAATTTCTTCTTTATTACGATATGCAATTCCTGTCGAAGGAAATTCAATCGCATTAATATTAATTATATTAGTTTCTCTTTCCGTTTCTAATGGTGGCGGAGCAATTGGTGATTGAAACTTCATTGTAAGTCCTTTCATGTACTCTTCAACAAATTGAACTTCAGGCCATTTAGCATAATTACCCCCATCAGTTTTATCAATTTCTGTTGGGTCTGCAAGATACTTTAATTGGAATCTACCTTTTTTATCATCAGATGTCTCAACAAAATATTGTGGCCATGGGTATACAGGGATTTGAGAATTCTCAGCCGCGGTATTACCTAATAACGAACCTTGTGTTTGTACTACGTGGTCTCTTGTTTCAGAACTAGGTGCCGATGAAGGATTATCTAAAATAGCTTGTTTTCTAACAGGGTCATATTTTACATTCCACGCTTTGGTATGCGTGTCATCCATTAATCTAATAAACCCTTCTGCAGACGCCATAATAACCGCAATAATGTTTCTTACTGTTGGCTTAAACCCAAGTCCTGTGTCTTTATCTTCAATTTTTCTTAATAATTCCGCAGTAATCTTTGTTTCGTACTCAGATAATTTTTTATTTGCCTGTGTTTCTAAAGACGATATTGTTGAATCAAATCTACCATTACCTTCAAACACAAAAAATGAAGGTTTAATTTCTGTACGTTGAGGTTTTCCATTAACTATTGTTTCATTAATAGCTGGTGTGAATATTGGAATATATTGATTGTAAACCGAATCAACAACTTCTTTACTTGGTTTATAATTTCCCGTTTGTGCGGTTGCTGTTGCAACCCAATCAACATTAGAGTCTAATGGCGGGTCAATTTTAATCATTTTAAGGGTAATTGGATTAGGTATTGGTGCCGTGCCATTAGTACCTAATGTTGGATTTTCTGCCAACCCTTCATTATATTTTTTAATATTACTTTCTAATAATGAAATAGCGGTAACATGAAGACCGGGGTCACTATTTTTAAAAACATAGGTTTTATCACCACCCTTCAAAATTATTGGATTTGGATTTAAATATGTATTAAACCAAGAACTTGTTGCCCCTCTAACATTTGAAAAATATTGGGTTAATATTCCTTTATAATTTCTAATATTTGTTAATGACCCAACTTCAGTTTTATCAAAAGACGCAGTAATTAATTTTTCAAACTGTTCTAATTTAGACATTAATTGGACTATTGTTAATTCCGGTAAATCTTTTGAAATTAGTCCTTTAGCTTTATATTCACTATAAACTTCGGCAATTTTTTGATATCCTTTTTCCGCAATTAACTCAGTCACAACCGCATCAGAACTATTAACATTATTAAACGCCTTTGCCGCTTGAGTCTTAGATTGTGATTCAGTTGCCCTATTTGTTTGTTGTGGACCAACAGGAGATTGACTTATATTAAATGTCTGAGAAAACATGTGTGGTGTTGCCAAAAGATGACCCATAGCAATCTCATTTAATATATTAAACTTATATCCTTTAAAAGTTAATGAAACTTGGTAATTACCGCTTACCGAATTAAATCTAGCGTTAAATTTTTCTAAGTTTAATTGGTATCTAATCGCCTGTCCGTAATAACCTTTTAGTGTTAAATAAAATACTGGATATGGTAAATTAAAAAAGGCAGAATAAGGAGAGTTGTTACCTAATTGAAATAATGCCTTACCTTGAACATCTTCTAATTCCATAGTTACAGATGGTATAAATGACGTATTTGTTGTAACATGTATTTGGGTAATACCTAATAACCCATTATCCATTACATTTGTTTCATTTGAAACCGTATTAGTATAATATGGTTTATCCCCATTTTTAGGTATTACACCTACTTGTAGTGGTTGGTTAGTTCCATCAAATTTTGTAACATTTTGTCCTGTTAGTTCGTCATAATATCCCGTTCCAAGATAATCATTTTTACCTGGTTTTAAAAAATTCATTTTAGCAACAGAAATTGTTCTTATCCCACTATCTTCAGGACTTATCCCTACCGCAAGTTTTGTTCTTGGAAGTACTTCCGCTTCCAAATTCGCATACATAACAAGATTTTCGTGGTCAACTAATCTTTCAGAAACTTGACCATCTTTAGTTGTTTTGTTTGGGTCAACAACTATTAAATTGTTATAGTCAAATTCAACATATATGTTTCCGCTGTTGTCCGGTCCTAAATTACCTACCATAATAATAAAAATGATTTTCTAACGCTGCCTTATAATCCTGTAATGAAGGTAGTAATGGAAAAGGAATTATCAATATAGCACCATCATATATGTTGTTTTCAAGTCCACCAAATTGTGGATTAGCTTGGAGTATTAACCAACTAAAGTATGGTGAATTGTAATACTCTTGAGAAACTTTATCTAATCTACTTTGAGCGACTTTATAGATGTAAGCTTTATCCGTAGATTTTTGGGCGATTGGCACATACGGTACAACGGTTTGTTCTCCGTTAATTAAAAAATCACTATATCTATTCCAGTATTGAAATGCCATTAGTTTAATTTTGCTTTAGAAATGTATGCTCCTGTCGTATTACCATCAGTATCATTCCAAGTGTTTTTATTTGTGTTTTGATTTGTTGTCGCCCCTAAACCTTTAATCATATTTTTTTGTGATTTTACCTTATCTTCAGACGCGCTATTTTCAATAGTATATGTAAATTCCCTTGTTTTAGTAGTAAATGGTGTATAAATTAAAAAGTCTTTTAATTTTGTTTTTTCCATATTTTCAATAAAAGATTTAGTTATATTATTCTCCCCTAAGAAAACAGGTTTTGTAACAGTCAACCAATATGCGTCAAATACCGCATCGATATTGTCAGCCCCCTTACCAATTATTGATTTATTACCAATTATATTACCAATTATTGCCGTTTTAAATGTTTGATATTTTTTATCATCAAGTATATCGTCTGATAAAATCATATATTCTTGTTTAAATGATACATTATCAAATAACGAATTTTTACTAAAAGGTACAAAAACTTGTTCAACAGTTGTCGCTTTTGATATCCCATCACTAACACTAAAAACTAAAGTACCTGTATATTCTTTACTATCTGCAGGATATACAAATGTTGAGTCGGTCCCAATAACTTGATTAAAGTTTTTAATACCGAGTTGTATTTTTTTAACATCATCCACTAATTCTATTAATC